TCATTAGTACATGAATTAAGATTTATACTACTTTGATTGATGGAGAGAGTTAAATCATTAGTGTTATTAGCTAATGCTAATATTCCTCCACTAACCAACAGCTGCTTTTGAGAAAAAACATTTTGAGATGTTATAGGATTTAAAAGATAGTTACTTCCATTTCCTAAATTAGTAAGAGTTGGGAGTAATGAAGTTGCCTGCACTTTAGCATTTGAAGTAGTGCCTCTTGCTACAAGAATGTAATCATCACTTACAAATGACGATTTTCCTAAGATACTAAGATCAGATATTTTTGTGTTAGCCATTATTTTAAGCTTCTAAGATTAAGTAATCTTCGGTTTCAAGTACGGTTTCAAGTAATATATTATTTCCAGATTCAAATAACAAAGCTGTTGTAGGAAGTCCTGGAACTACGCTAGCTGGTTCTTGTTGTCCAGCAACTGTACTCATATAAGTACACTCTCTACAATGCTTTTGAGAAAATGCTACAAACGATTGCAGGTATGTCATATTTGGATCTACACCTGTTGAGTCTAGACATTCTAACCCAATCTTTCTCATAAGATTGATAGCTAGAGACATTTTCTGCTGCTCTATTGTAGAGCATTTTAAACCCCCAACTATTTTAGTATAGATGGGGATAGTGTCTTGTCCGATACATTCTTTTATATCGTCAAGAAAGTCTTTGTATTCCTGTGTATTTGTTACTTCTGGAATCATGATTAGCATCCGCAAGCACAAACCTCTTCACAGAGTTGTACAGCTTTTAAGTATAACTTTTCAGCATTTGCAATATCTGCAGATGTTGGATTTGTTTTCTCTGCGAGATATGTTGCTCCTTGTAGTAATAAAGAAACTTTAGTAGCTCTTTCTAAATCTTCAGCGCATTTCCCACAGTTACAATCACAATTTAATCCTGATTCTGCGAGAGTGGCTATGCAACATTCTACGCTGCATGGGGCAATTGTATAAAATGTAGCGTATACAGTTGCAGTAGATGATAAACTACTTACATGCTCTACTTTGACTAATCCCTGCACATTTGCTGTAATATTAGCTGTAATGTACCAAGTGGGGCTACTTCCTGAAACCATTCCTCCTCCCCCTGTTGTAATAGCAGTATATCCCGCAGGAGTAGTAGTCCCATCCTCAATTCTGATATAATGACCAGATACTGGATTAGTAGTTGTTCTAATATTAACAGCTAATATAGAACAAGTCTCATTAACATTAATTCTCCTAGGATTGTCAGCTGTTGTAGACATGTTAATATTTTATATAAAAGTTATAATAAGGGGATAGCCCAATTACTATCCCCTTATTATATAAGATTAATTACCAGTTAAACTCTGCTGCAGTAGCAATGGTAAGGTTAAATGCATTATCGTAAGTTGCAGTTGAAGCATCTCCTACTACAGGAGCAGTAAAGTCAGCATCTGTAAAGTACAAAACAACCTGATTTAAAGTTCCTGCAGGAGCAATGCCCGTAGAAGTGGGCCAGTTGTGTTCGTATTCGATAGTGATTTTGTCATAAAATGCTCCTTTATTGCTATTAGCAGTAACATTAGTGTATGTAGGCATATTCTGCGGAAGGTACATACGGTTAAAGTTACCGTAACGGCTTCTGCACTTAATCTCATCACCTAATACCTGCCAAGCATTTCCAACACCTGGTACAAAACCTGTAGCAGTTACAATAAGAGCACTAGCTGCATCTGCAGTGTTGTTCCAAATGATCATATCAAATACAACACCAGCGTGTCTTGCGGTATATGTATCATCAGCTACAGTAGTTTGTGATACCTTAATTAAATCATTCAGTAATACGTGTGCTTCAACTGCATCATCTAATAATGCGCAGAACTCTGTTAAATCCGCAGAAGCATCAGTTTTTGGAAGCTCTACAGAAATAACTTTGTGATTAGTAGTATTAAAAGCACCCAATGGGAAAACTTTTTTATCCCCACTTAAATCGACAAGGTTAGTTCCATTCGCGTCGTAGAAACTAAGTTGATCTGTTGGAGTAGTTCTGAAGATAAACTTAACTGTATGCGAAGCATTGCTTGCAGGAGTTCCAGTTAAAACTTGTTTGTGGCCTGCAGAAATAACATAAGGATCATACTTAATACGCTTAATGTTAGCAGTATTGATAATCGGAGTAGCAATAGGATTTCCTCCAGTACCCTGAACAAACTGCAATCTCTTGTATAACCAAAGAGGATTTGCAACTGCAGTACCTGCTACTACCCCAGCAGTATCAGCTTCAGCAACTGTAGTAGCGTATAATTTAGTAGTCACATAAGCTGCCCCATTTAAATCCCAAACTCCAATTTCTGGAGTAACTGCGGCTCCATTGAAAGTGCTGCCACTTTCTAAGACATCGGTGTTAGATATAAACACCTGTGATAAATTCGTTCCCATTTTTAATTAATTTTTAGGGATTAAACAATAAAAAAATTATTCGACTTCTATGGTTTCCATAGATTGCGAGGTATACCGTTGGGATTCTATGCCCTCTAGTATGCTTTTTATAGTCATCTCTACAATTTCTTGATGAGTGTGTAGAGGTAACTCACATCCTACTCCTAAAGATAAACTCATTCTCTTTGGGATACGGATGTACTTAAGTCTTACATAATCTACTATAAATATCGTATCTGTATGAATATCAATGTAGTTTTCAGCTACAGTATATATTGGAGATGTGTATTTAGTAGTATTAAAAGGGTCCTCTAATATAACATAAATATCGTCTTGATGTATATACTTACAGACAATATTTTTTTCAGAAACTTCTGCATCTCTTTTAGATGTAGATGTCTGATATGCAAAGTTTTGTGATTGAATAGTTACAGTTGTATTAGATAGAGTTCCTGTAGGATCTGTCCAAGTAACTACAACTGCTCCTTGAGCACTTGATTCTAAATAAATATAGTTAGAATCTACTGGATTGTAAAGCTGAGTTGTATTAGTGTTTATTCCAGTATTCTCATTTCCAGCCCCGTCAGGAATACTTATATGCGGTATTAAATCTTGATATAAAGTTGCATTAAGTAAATCTTCAAGAGTAAGATATGGATCTTTGCTAATCACAGTTGTACCTCCAAAAGATATTGATTCTATCTGACATCCTCTACAGTTAGCTGGGGGAGCTACAGATACTTTATAATACGTTTTGGTTGTAGTATCAGTAGTAGTAGTTATCCCAGAGCAATCATATTTTATGCGAGCTAAAACACTCACTAAAAATAAATAGTCTGTAGGAAGTTTGACCCTGTCTATAAAGAACTCTTCAAACCCAATAGTCTCTCCTTTGTAATAAGCATCTAATTGAGACTCAACGACTAAATGTCGTAAGTCATCAATACGCTTTTGAGATTGCTCAAAACCTCTTTTATATCTATTACTAAGAGTTGAATAACGCTGCTTGATGAACCTGTCCATAGCGTTATTTAATTCAAAGTCAATTTCTTGGGGTAAGAAATTGTCCATTTGGAATGAAGCAATTTTCTGTACCCCAAGATTGACCGCTATGTGCATTTCATCAATTGTCATCAGACTTTGAGTTCTTTAAGTTGAGCACGCATTGCATTTACTTGCCCAGAGTTTTTCTTGTTATTTATGTAAATGATTGTGTCTGTGATGTTCTCCCCGATAACCTCGTCTCCGTAGATGACTTGGTTCCCAATAGTTCTGAACACCCCATACTCAATCATTTCTTCAATTTCAGCTCTTGCATCTAAGTCCTTATCAATTGCAAACTTCAAGAATCTTTCAGGTTGAGAATTCTTCAAATCATACAATTGATTTTCTACTTCCATATCTGTCAGAGAATCTGGGCGAGAGTCTTTAGACAATACTCTCATAAGTCTACGCATCTTAGCGTAATCTTTTTCGAGTTTAATCATCTCTTTGTCTGCCTCTTTTCTAACCTTGATATTAGCACTACGCTTCAACAGATCAATATCTGGATCGTAAATATAAAACCTCTTAGATCCATCAGAGTTCATACTATCTTCATTCTCAGCAACTTGACGATGTTTTAAGCACCACTTGTATGTAATGAAGTCCATTACATTATTTGGGAATCCATCTTCATCTGTTGAGACATCTAATTCCACTCCTTCGAATGGAACTTTTAAACTCATACTAGCCCAGAATTCTTTTTCTTTTCTAGGCCAGTCTTGGTGTCCGGGCGGTACGTCTAGTACTTTGGATAAAAGCTTGTGGGCTTCTTCTCCTTCGAGTCCTTTAAGGGGCTGTCGTCCTATATAAATAGAACCAATTTTGATTTTTGCCCCAGCTCTAATCTCTTTGGGAAGATGATTGAGGACTTCTTTGCGTCTGATAATAACTTTTCGCATGGTTTTAAAATGTTCTTTTAAGGTTTAAGAATAACTTCAGTCTTTATGAGGAAAAAATGGGGAACCCGCCCGTTAGCGGGCTCCCCTCTGCAAACCAAACACAAATTACGATGCTACACACTGAAGATCAAGGCTAGTATCGAATCTGCGAAGCAGGATACCAGCGGTCTTCAACATGTGTACAGACGCACCGTCTATATCAGATGCTCTCGTATCGGTACCAGCAAAGCCTTTCGGAACAACCGAACCAGCAACTGCCCAACGGAGCATTTCACGACCCTTCTTGTTAATCATCTGGAGGTTGTTTTCTCCATCGTAAGAAGACTGGTCAACAAACACCATTCTGTAAGATTCCAACGGCAAACCAGACTCAGGGTGCTTCTTAGAAGCTTGAGCAACCGGACCGTGGTCAAACAACGGAACTTTAACAACATTCACACGGTGACCGTCGATGTGGTCATACGAGGTGAAGTAACCCGTGATACCGAGGTTACGACCGCTACCAGTGATGAACGTCGGTTGAGTCGTTTGTAAGTAGCTATTAGAAGCTGTTAAACCTCCAGTAGCATAGTAGTTACGCATAGCCTTATCGAACTCACGAGCACCACCGATACCAGTGTACAAGGTAACTTGCTTATCCGTAGCATCTGTCATACCGTAGAACAAATCACCGATAACATCCTCAATCTTAGATTGAGTCAAGCTAGAGTAGGTGTCCTTATTGATGATTTGCTCGAAGAGACCCGGACCAGAGATAACGGGTTGACCGTTTTCGTCAAGCATTTGGTTAACTCCGTTGTCGTCATAGGTTTTAGCACCATACCAGTAGTACATTTCACACTCTTCCTTAAACTTAAGCATGTGGCGGTACTCTTCGTAATCCATCCACAACTTAGTCGTTTGACCATCCTTCATCGGGAGGGTGAATTGTGCAACATAATCTTTAGCATTACCAGCGAAGTGGTAAGACTTACGAACCGTACCGATTTTGCTTCTGACCAAGCCCGGTGCAGTCCAGTTAGATGCATTACCGCGAGAGAAGTCAACACCTACGTTAGCGTAGAGCATACCCCACAATGCACCTACCGCTAAATCTTTATTACCCTCACTTGCAGAAAGAGCACCCGCATCGGGAGAGACAAGCTTCAAAGTGTACTTGTACCCAGCTCCGTCA